GATCTGGTATTGGTACAATCAGTGATATCTATACTCTTGCCTGTGCTTCTCCCAATACCAACAAAGCAGCACTTGCGGTACTTAACTGGATTGAACAGAGATAATTAAAACTTTATACTTTTTTCAAGACATTGTAGCCTAAAGTTACAGACACTTTTTCTAAATATCTGTATAATGGTATCAGGTTGATACTCGCATATGTACGGTGCCTATTTCGTAGTCGTATTCTTTCTCATTCTCGTAGCGTATGCGGGGTATGAAGAAACAATGCGACTTTTTGCATATGCGGACTTACAGGTTCGTTATGCATTCATCCGTGTTCAGATGAAGTGGATGGAAAGGAAACTCAAGAGGCAACTGATCAAAGATTCAACCGAATTTGAAAAGTTTCTCAAGGAGTACAAGAAAAATGTCCGATAAAGAGCTGTCCGATCTCTCAATAGAGAGAAAGGAATGCCCCAAGTGTGGTGCTTTATGGATCAATGGACAGCACTACTGGGCGGGCACAGGAAAGTTAGGAAATGAACTGGACCTTGCAGGTCTGGTTTGCAACAATCTGGGTGACAAAACCTGCATAAACCCCGTCGTGGGTAAAGAAGGTGGTGTAACATGGAAACAGAGACTTGAATCGTTAGACGATGATCATCCACAAGATTAGTTCTTTCGCTGCTTTTGTGTTAAATAATCAGTATACTTTAGGTATACTTACGTTTCTACTTGTTATGGTTCCTATTCTAGGTATAGCTTTTGTGCATAATGGAAAGCAAAAATAATCTGATCACCAAAGAAGAGTGTCAGGAGATGATCGATGCAGCAATACGACGACACAACCGTAATGCTTCTATCATTAGCATGTGCGTTGGTTGGGTGGTTCTTGCTTTATTTGCTGAGGGACTTCTAAGACTTATTGGTGTTATTCCCCCAGTACTACCATGGTTAAGCATTACCCTGAACTGATTAGTATTGTTTTACTGCTGGTGTTTGCTGGCACCATGTTTTATCAAGGTACGATGATTTTAAAAGGTCACCGTGGTTATAGACATTGTGATCGTGACAAACAGAAATCAGAAGAGACAAGACGTAGGATTGAAGAACTATTAAAGGACAAATGAACGAGGAAGAAATTATCTTTACTGATAGAGATGAGGAACTTTTACGTCAAGCCATGAGATTTTTAAAACATAGAGAACTAATGGAAGAACCTTTTGATGGATACTGGGAGGATGGTGATGACATCTAAAACTATCATCTTAATCGGATGCTTCTTACCGTTGGCGATCATCTACATAGTAATGAAATTATCTGTATGGATTGCTGCTGTTAATTCGGAAACTGAGTATGTCAGAGATGAATCCCTCAAACCACACGGACCCTATGTGGCAGATGCATATGCAGACGTTGATGAAGAGGAAGAAGAATATGGAGATCGCACAGACTATCGATGACGCTTTGTTTGAATACTACTCCGAAAAAGAAATGGAGGTTCCACAGTGGAAAAGGAACAAAGATCCCCAATGGTGGATCGATTACTTAAAGGAACTTGGGATAGACCAATAATGGAACATCTGTTAGGAAAAGCACTTGCAATCGTGGCGATCCCTTTTGTGATCGCCACTCTTTTTATAGGTTCAAAAAAAGGACACTACTACGATAGTGACAATTATGGCGGAAATGGAACATCTCACTAGAGGAAAATAAAGAATGTTGACAGTAATAAATTATGTTACGGCCTTTTGGTCAATGGTTATTGTCCCATGCGTAACTGTTCCCTCGAATTGGGAGCAATGTTCAAAAATAGACGAATGGTTATTTCCCGAGTTAGTTCATGCTTGGGAATTGAAAACAAAAAAGGTTGTTCCCTATCAAGCAGAAAAGGAGTATTTGCGTGGAATTACTTCTGAAACCTCACGAAAATCTAAATGATCCTGTCTGGTCTGTAATTATTCTTCTTTGCTGTGGACTAGTATTTACGGCATATTGTGTCATATACATACTAAGAATGGCCTTTGAGGAAATGGACAATGGGAGCAATGGTTCCTCCTAGCAGAAAATCCTGCTATAATTTTAGAGTGATTGAAATTAACCGAGTAGTCGATGGTGATACGATTGATGTAACTATTGATCTTGGTTTTGATCTTTATAAAAAAGAAAGAGTTAGAGTTGCTGGTGTTGACACCCCCGAAAAAAGAACGAGAGATGATGAGGAAAAGGCACTGGGAATTGATGCAACCAACTGGATTAAGGAGAAACTTGAAGGTGCTATCAGTGGCGACGATGATCTCGTTATCCGTACTGAGCTTGTTGGTGGTATGGGCAAGTATGGGCGTCTTCTCGGGTGGCTCTACATCGGAGACGCAGAAGTCTCTCTCAACGAACAAATGATCACCGAAGGATATGCCTGGGCATATGACGGTGGTACAAAACAAAAAGATTTTGAAGAACTCCGCGAACTTCGTAGAGCGAATGGAACATTGATTTGAATTTAAAATGGAAGACATCTACTTAGGTAATCCTAATCTAAAAAAGGCTCACACAAAAATTGAATTTACTCCCGAACAGATTGAGGAGTTTATCAAGTGTAAAGAAGACCCCGTATATTTTGCAAGAAACCACATTCAAATTGTTTCTCTGGATGAGGGTCTGGTTCCTTTTAAGATGTATCCGTTTCAAGAAAATTTGATTCGGAACTTCCATAAACACAGATTTAATATTTGCAAGATGCCACGACAGACTGGTAAGTCTACAACGTGCGTATCGTATCTTTTACATTATGCGATTTTCAATGATAATGTCAATATTGCCATTCTAGCAAACAAAGCATCAACTGCAAGAGACCTTCTTGGAAGGTTACAACTTGCTTACGAGAACTTGCCCAAGTGGATGCAACAGGGTATCATTGTATGGAACAAGGGCAGTGTTGAACTCGAAAATGGATCAAAGATTCTCGCCGCATCTACGTCTGCATCTGCTGTCCGTGGCGGCTCCTATAATATCATCTTTCTTGACGAGTTCGCGTTTATCCCGAATCACATTGCTGACCAATTCTTTGCCTCTGTTTATCCTACTATCTCGTCTGGACAAAACACCAAAGTAATTATGGTGTCTACGCCACACGGTATGAATCACTTCTACCGTTATTGGCATGATGCAGAAAGAAAAAGGAATGAATATGTTCCTACAGAGGTTCACTGGTCTGAAGTTCCAGGCCGTGATGAGGCGTGGAAAGAACAAACAATTAGAAACACTTCAGAGTCACAGTTCCGTGTTGAGTTTGAGTGTGAGTTCTTAGGATCTGTCGATACTTTGATTGCTCCAGCAATTTTGAAGACGATGGTCTATGAAGATGCCATCCAATCAAATGCTGGACTGGATATCTTTGAGAGACCTAGAGAAGAACATAATTATTTGATGACAGTTGACGTTGCCAGAGGTATTGGTAATGACTACTCAGCTTTCCTAGTATTTGATATCACAGAGTTTCCTTATAAAGTTGTAGCGAAATATAGAAACAACGAGATTAAACCGATGCTGTTTCCTAGCATCATTCAAGAAGTAGCATCCCAATATAATAGTTCTTGGGTTTTATGTGAAGTAAATGATATTGGCGAACAGGTTGCCAATATTCTACACTTTGACCTAGAGTACGACAATATGTTAATGGCTTCTATGAGGGGTCGTGCTGGTCAAATAGTAGGACATGGTTTTTCTGGTAAAAAATCTCAGATGGGAGTAAGAATGACTTCTGCGGTAAAGAAGTTAGGTTGCTCTAACCTGAAGACTCTAGTTGAAGATCATAAGATCTTAACCGTAGACTATGATATTATATCAGAACTCACAACATTTGTCCAAAGAAAGCAATCATTTGAAGCAGAAGAAGGTTGTAATGATGACCTTGCAATGTGCTTGGTAATCTTTGCATGGTTAGTAGCGCAAGATTACTTCAAAGAAATGACGGATCAAGATGTCCGCAAAAAAATCTATGAAGAACAAAAGAATCAGATCGAACAAGACATGGCACCATTTGGATTTGTTGCCGATGGATTAGATGATTACAGTTTTGTTGATTCTGATGGAGACAGGTGGTATACGGATGAATATGGTGATCGAGCATTTATGTGGGAGTATAAATGAGTCTTGATGAGGATTTTGGCCTAGAGCACCTTTTATTTCAGCAAAGGACGTGTAGATCTTGTGGGATCAAAAAAAGTCTGATGGATGATTTTTATCTCACAAGAAAAAATAGAGCCACTTTTTCATCAGCATATTCATACGAGTGTAAAGAGTGTACTATAAAAAGAGTTGTTGCTAGTAGAATGGTTTCCAAAGTTCTTGATAAATGGGAGTATCCCGACTGGTAGTTTGTTCATGTATCGTTTCCCCACTTGAAGCGATCAAAATTCTAAATACTTACAGACTTATTCTGGACCCCCAAAGAGGAGTATTAAGATGCCACTGAACTTAGCATCTCCTGGCCTTGTTGTAAGAGAAGTAGATCTTACTCTAGGAAGAATCGATTCCACATCCGACAAGACAGGCGCTTTAGTCGGTCCTTTTGCTAGAGGACCTGTAGAACTTCCAACCTTAGTTGCCAACGAAGCAGAACTGCTTGACAACTTTGGTCAATCATATGACCTCGACAAACAGTATGAGACTTGGCTCGTAGGTTCTTCTTACCTCGCTTATGGCGGTGCTCTTAGAGTCGTTAGAGCAGATGATGACGAACTTAAGAACGCATTTTACAGTTCGGTAGGTTGGGGAACTGGTCCTAAGATCAAGAGCGCAGAACATTATAGCGATCTTGGTTATGATGACAACACCATTACAAATTATGATGTTGTAAGTCGCGACCCTGGTTCTTGGGGTAACAGTCTGAGAGTTGCGTTGATCGACGGTAAGAGCGATCAAATTATTTCCCTCTCTGGAGTATCCACATCGCTCATCACCGTTGGTATGGGTGTCTCCCAGGCAATTCCTTCTGGAACAGTTATTCCTGGAATTGGAGGAACTGCTCTTCTCGACGGTCACCTGAAGGGTATTGTTACAGAAGTCCGCGAAGGAAACGTTATTGAAGTTAAGGTAACTCAACACGTCTCTTCTGCTGGAGTTGTAACAAACAAAACTTATACCCCCAACGGAGTCTACAGATTCGTCGCTGGTGGCGGTGGTGTAGAGGGTGTTAAGATTATTCAAAGCACCGGTTCTGCAACAGACTTCCTGACAAACGGAACTTCTGCCCTCTCTTCTGAAGCAAGCCCTGGTGCAACCACCTTCACTCTGACTGGAGATCTTTCTGCAGTTGTTGCTGCTGGTTCTTCTGTTTCTGTTGGTAGTGCTCTGACTGCTGTTTCGGTTGGATCTGTAACCTATAGTGGTGGAGTTACATCGTTCATCATCGGTGCTGGATCTACAACCGCAGAAACAATCGCTGCTGGAACTGCTGTCACATTCGCAGGAAACCTCAGAAACGGAACTCCTAGAGACTGGTTCGACGATCAAGGAATCACACTTTCCAACGGAAACGTAATTGCTTGGAATCAAGTTGCTGAGCGTCCTGGAACTTCTGGATATGGCGAAGTAAGAGCCGCTCTGAATGATGAAGTTCACGTTATCGTTATCGACGATAAGGGAGAAATCTCTGGTAACGTCGGAACAATCCTTGAGAAGCATCTCGCACTCTCCAAGGCCACTGACGCTGAATTCTCTGTTGGGGACGCTTCCTACTACAGAAAGTATGTCAAGGCTCAATCGGAGTACATCTACCTTGGTGGTGAACCTGCTGGAACCAGAGCAACTGGATTTAGCACCTACACCGCATGGACCGCTGCCACAGATACTGCTTGGGATCAAAATGCTCAAGGCATTATCTTCGCTGGTATTGGTAATACCAATATGCAACTTGTTGGTGGTATCAACTACGGAGCAAAAACTGGAGTAACAAACACTGCTGCTAACGCTGGTGGTTTGACTGCTTCTGCCGCTAACATCAGAGCAGGATTTGAGTTATTCGCTAACGCAGATAACTATCCCGTTGACTTTGTTTTGATGGGATCTGCAAACTACGGTCTTGCCGAAGCACAAGCAGTTGCTCTGAAAGCAATCGACGTTGCTGAAAGAAGAAAGGATGCTCTGGCATTCATCTCGCCCTACAGACAAGCAATCATCAGCGATGCAGCTGCTGGTTCCGTAACCGTAAACTCTGATACTGACATCACGAACAATGTTGTTGGATTCTTCGGTCCTCTGACATCTTCTTCGTATGCTGTATTCGACAGCGGTTATAAGTACATGTATGATCGCTTCAATGCTACCTTTAGATATGTACCTCTGAACGGAGACATTGCTGGTATCTGCGCTAGAAACGATATCAACAACTTCCCCTGGTTCTCTCCTGCCGGAACTCTGAGAGGAACAATTCTGAATGCTGTCAAGGTTCCTTATAACCCCAACCAGCAACAAAGAGATGTTCTTTACAGCAACAGAATCAACCCTGTAATCTTCCAGTCTGGATCTGGTATTGTCCTCTTCGGAGACAAGACTGCTCTTGCTAAATCTTCCGCCTTTGACAGAATTAACGTTCGTCGTTTGTTCTTGTTCCTTGAGAAGGCAATCTCTGCTGCGGCCAAGGATCAACTCTTTGAGTTCAACGATGAGATCACAAGAAGCAACTTTGTCAACACGGTTGAACCTTTCCTGAGAGATGTTCAATCCAAGCGTGGTATCACAGATTTCGTCGTCATCTGCGACGAGACAAACAACACCGCTGCTGTAATTGATAATAACGAGTTTGTGGCTGATATCTACATCAAACCCGCTCGCTCGATCAACTTCATCGGTCTGACATTCGTTGCTACTCGCAGCGGAGTTGACTTTGAAGAAGTCATCGGAAACGTTTAATTCCTTAAATATCAAAAAAGACTAGAGGTCCCACAATGGCAAGTAGACAACAACTCAACCCTCCGGCTTTAAGGAAGATCAGTGATTTCAAGAGCAAGCTGACTGGTGGCGGTGCCAGACCTAATCTATTTGAAGTAGCATTAGCGTTTCCTGGTATTGCCCCTGCAGACAACAACGTTCTTGATAAGGCAAGATTCTTGGTAAAGGCAGCTGCGCTGCCTGCTTCCAACGTCGCTCCTATCGATGTTCCTTTTAGAGGAAGAATCCTTAAGATCGCTGGAGACAGAACCTTCGATACCTGGACGGTAACCGTCATCAACGATACCGACTTTGCTATCAGAGGTGCATTTGAAAAGTGGATGAATGCTATCAACAACGTAGCAGATGCCACTGGCGAAAGCAATCCTCTCAACTATAAGTCGGATGCTTATGTATTCCAACTGAACCGTGAAGGAGAAACAATCAGAACATATCGTTTCTATGATGTGTTCCCAACCAACGTTTCTCAGATCGAACTTTCGTATGATTCTTCCGATACTCTGGAAGAGTTCACTGTTGAACTCCAAGTCCAGTACTGGGAAGCATACGGAAACGGTGGAGACATCACTGGTTGAGGCAGCATAAATAGAAAGGTAGAAATCGGAATTAGATAATGCCCAAGCTATTTGGCTTCTCAATTGAAGACACCGATAAGAAACCCAAAGGCGTAGTCAGCCCTATTCCTCAAAGTGATGAGGATGGGGTTGACTATTATTTGTCTAGTGGGTTTTATGGTCAATATGTTGACATCGAAGGTGTCTATAAAACTGAAGCTGATTTAATCAGACGTTATCGTGAGATGGCGCTGCACCCAGAAGCGGACAGTGCTATTGAAGATATTGTCAATGAGGCTATCGTCTCTGATTTGAATGATTCTCCGGTTACTGTCGATCTACAAAATCTTAACGCTAGCGAAGATGTAAAAAAGATCATTCGCAAAGAGTTTAAGTACATCAAAGATCTTCTAGACTTTGATTCCAAGTCTCACGAGATTTTTAGAAACTGGTATGTAGATGGAAGAATCTATTACCATAAAATCATCGATACGAAAAATCCAGAAGAAGGCCTTCAGGAGATTAGATTTATCGATGCTCTCAAGATGCGTTATGTCAGACAAGAAAAGAAATTGTCTGAAGAACAAAGAGCCATTAAGTCAAGTGGTTTAAACAATCGCATTGATCCAGTAGATCAAATCTCTAGAGGCGTGTCTCCTGAGATTGAGGAGTATTTCGTGTATACTCCTAGAAGCATGTATCCCACACAAATTACTGGTGGTGGTGATGCAAAAGGAATTAGATTCTCGAAAGATTCTATCACATATGCCACCTCTGGTTTAGTCGATAGAAACAAATCTATTGTTCTTTCTTATCTACACAAGGCAATCAAGTCTCTCAATCAACTCCGAATGATTGAAGACTCTCTGGTTATTTACAGATTGTCTCGTGCTCCTGAAAGAAGAATCTTCTATATCGATGTAGGTAACCTGCCCAAAGTTAAGGCTGAGCAATACCTCAAAGATGTGATGAACAGGTATCGTAACAAGTTGGTTTACGATGCTGGAACTGGAGAGATTCGTGATGATCGCAAGTACATGTCCATGTTGGAAGACTTCTGGCTTCCCAGAAGAGAAGGTGGACGTGGTACTGAAATCACCACTTTGCCTGGCGGACAAAACCTCGGTGAACTTTCCGACGTAGAGTATTTCCAAAAGAAACTTTACAGATCTCTTCAAGTTCCCGAATCAAGAATTGCTGCTGATGGTGGTTTTAATCTTGGACGTTCTTCCGAGATTTTGAGAGACGAACTTAAGTTTTCCAAGTTTGTCGGCCGTCTCCGCAAGCGTTTCAGCAATATCTTTTTAGATCTTCTCAGAACTCAACTGCTTCTCAAGAACGTCATCACTCCCGAAGATTGGGATATGATGAAGGAGCACATTCAATTTGATTACATTTACGACAATCAATTTGATGAGTTGAAAGATGCCGAACTGATGAACAGCCGTCTCGGTGTTGTTTCCCAAGTAGAACCTTATCTTGGAAAATACTATTCCGTAGAGTACGTTCGTAGAAATATTCTCAGACAAACTGATGAAGAAATCATTGAGATTGATGCTCAGATTGAGGATGAAATTGAGAAGGGTATTCTTCCCGATCCTGCAGAACTTGAAGGTATCGGTGCAGATGGACAACCTACAAATTTAGGTGATGTTCCTCAAGATGAAGAAGTTCCTGCTCAAGAAACCGAGGCCCCAACCGGCGGCGAGATCTAATCACTGATAAATAGATTATACAGGTTTGAAAATTAACATGACTCCTTCTGAAATTATTGATGCGATCATTGATGATCGATCTGCATCCGAAGTCAGCGATGCTATCAAAGATGTTCTTTTTGCAAAGTCGTCTGGAAGAATCGATGACGTGAGAGGAACTGTTGCCACAAGTCTTTTTGGCGACCCAGATCAAGAAGATGAGGAAGATGAAGAGTATGACTCCGAAGAGGAGTATGATGAAGACCAACAAGAGGATCAAGAATAATGTCACGAACTTTGCTTCTTGGAGCACAAGCTGCTCTACCAACAACTGTTGGAACTGCATCTAGTTTTAGTCAAGCAACTGTTGTTCGTTTGTACAATTCTGATACTGGCGCTCACCTTATTACTCTATTAGATTCAGATTATCAAGGAATCGGATCTATGACTTTGGCAGCTGGAGCAACAGAATTTATTGAGAAGAACCATAGCGATCTTCTTCTCGCTGCCAACGCATTAGTTCTTGGTGCAAAAGTAGGATTTACCGTTTAAGAAAATGAAACTCATCAGGGAAGAAATCGAACAGGTTGAAATTGTCGTTGAAGAAAGAAACGGCAAAAAGAATCTGTACATTGAAGGCATTTTCCTTCAAACAGAACAACCTAACAGAAACCGTCGCGTCTATTCCATGGAACTCATGGAAAGAGAAGTTAAGAGATACAATGAAACCTTTGTTGACAAAGGTCGAGCTCTTGGCGAACTCGGTCACCCTGATGGTCCTACCGTAAACCTCGATAGAGTTTCCCACAAAATTATTTCTCTGCAAAGAGAGGGTAATAACTTTATCGGAAAGGCTAAAATTCTTTCCACCCCCATGGGCAAAATTGCCGAGTCTCTTCTAAGTGAAGGAGTAAAACTTGGTGTTTCTTCTCGTGGTATTGGAACTCTTTCTCCAACTAGAGAAGGATACAACATGGTCAATGATGACTTCATGCTTGCAACTGCTGCTGATATTGTAGCAGATCCTTCTGCACCTGATGCTTTTGTCAATGGCATCATGGAAGGAAAAGACTGGGTTTGGGATGGTGGAATTCTCCGCGAAAAATATGCAGAGAAAACATACAAACAAATCAATACATTAGTTGATACTAAGAAACTCGAAGAGAACAAACTTAACCTCTTCCAAGATTTCTTGGCAAACTTGTAATTTATAAATACATTTAGGTTAAATTTAACACGATTTTTTCGGAGAAGTTAACAATGTCCGCTGGAAAAAACTTACAAGAAATGGAGAACCCTGTAACCAGGGGAGCGAAAGCTGGCGAATCGATGGACTCTTCTACTAAGACTGGTTATGTCCCTGGACATGCCCAAGTAGATGACCTCGGTGGCCCCACTCCTGATAACTACAAGCCCGACGATGACTCGGCTAAACTGAAAGAGCCTTCTCTTTCGCACGTCCGTAATGTAGTTAATACCAAAGCAAAAGCAGCGGAAGGTATGGACGCTTCTAAGAAAAATAGCTACGGCGAAGAAGTAGAAACCAAAGAAGAAATCGTGGATGAATCTACCATCGAAGAGACTGTAACCGAAGAAGAGGTTAACATCGAAGAAGATGTTGCCGCTCTTTTCTCTGGAGAAGATCTCTCTGAAGATTTCCAAGAGAAAGCGAAAGTCATCTTTGAGGCAACCGTAAAGGCTAAAGTTTCCGAAGTTCGTGAGCAACTGGAAGAAGCATATGCTGCACGCATTGTCGAAGAAGTTGAAGAGATCAAGGAAGAATTGGTCACTCGCGTCGATGCTTACCTGGAGTACGTTTCCGAAGAGTGGATCAAGGAAAACGAACTGCAGATCGAGCACGGTCTCAAAACAGAAATGACCGAATCGTTCCTCCAAGGAATGAGAGGTCTCTTTGAAGATCATTATGTGAATATCCCTGACGATAAATATGATGTTGTCGAAATGATGGTAGACAAACTTGATGACATGGAGGCAAAACTCAACGAGCAAATTGAGAAGAATATTTCTCTGAATACGAGGCTCGGTGAGTCCGTCGCTGATCACATCCTTAAGGACGTATCGGAAGGACTTGCTGTAACTCAGAAGGAGAAACTCGCATCTCTTGCAGAAAGTGTTGAGTTTGAGAGTGAAGAATCCTATCGCGAGAAACTGGCAAACCTGAGAGAATCGTATTTCTCCACCGAGAAGGCTGCCAAGCAAGAAGCAACCGAGACATTGACTGAAGGCATGGAAACCGTTCCTGCTGCTCCTACTGGACGCATGAACGCATACCTCCGCGCTCTCGGCAATAAGTAATCTCGCAACCCCTTTAGTAAACTCAAACAATCACAGGTAAACGAAGCATGTTTAACTCACAACAGCTTCAAGAGAAGTGGGCTCCCCTTCTGGATTACAATGGATGCGATCCTATCAAGGATCCCCATCGTCGTGCAGTAACTGCCGCTCTCTTGGAAAACCAAGAAAAGTTCCTCTCTGAGGAGCAAGCATTTAATCAGGGTCACAACCTGATGGAAGCCCCCACCCAGTCTTTCTCTGCTGGTGGTGGTGCATACTACCGTGGTTCGGGCGGTACTGACAGTGGCAACCCCACTGGTGGTTTCGACCCCGTTCTGATCAGCCTGATCCGTCGCTCTATGCCCAACTTGGTCGCTTATGACCTGGCTGGCGTTCAACCCATGAGCGGTCCTACTGGACTGATCTTCGCAATGCGTTCTCGCTATGAGAACATGAACGGAACCGAGGCCCTCTTCAACGAGCCCGATTCGGCATTCTCCGCTCAGCGCGAAGGCTACGACGCAAACCAAGGCGACTACACTGGTGGTACTGACAGTGACGGCACTGTTGGTTTCGGTACAACCCTTCAGCGTGGTTCCAACCCTGGCGTTCTTGATCCTAATGCTGGTCCTGGCGACTACAGCGTTGGTCAAGGTATGAGCACCCTGAACTCTGAGACCCTCGGTGAGAGCGGCGACGAGTTCAACAAGATGGCATTCTCGATCGAGAAGGTCACCGTTACTGCTAAGAGCCGTGCTCTGAAGGCAGAATACTCCTTGGAACTTGCCCAAGACCTTAAGGCAATCCACGGTCTGAACGCTGAAGCTGAACTCGCCAACATTCTCTCGACTGAGATTCTGGCTGAGATCAACAGAGAAGTCATCAGAACCATCTATAAGGTTGCTGAAGCTGGCGCTCAAACCAACGTCGCTACTGCTGGTCAATTTGACCTCGACATCGACTCCAACGGTCGCTGGAGCGTTGAGAAGTTCAAGGGTCTGCTGTTCCAAATCGAAAGAGATGCGAACGCTATCGCCCAGAGAACTCGTAGAGGGAAGGGTAACATCATCCTGACTTCGGCTGACGTTGCTTCTGCTCTGACCATGGCTGGTGTACTTGATTACACCCCTGCTCTGAATGCAAACCTGAACGTTGACGACACTGGCAACACCTTTGCTGGTACTATCAACGGTAAGTATCGCGTTTATATCGATCCCTTCGCCAGCAACAGTGCTGCCCTGCAGTACTACTGCGTTGGATACAAGGGTTCCAGCCCCTATGACGCTGGTCTCTTCTACTGCCCCTATGTTCCCCTCCAGATGGTTCGTGCCGTTGGAGAGAACACCTTCCAGCCCAAGATTGGCTTTAAGACCCGCTACGGCATGGTCGCCAACCCCTTCGCTGAAGGAACCAATCAGGCATACGGTGCTATTGCAGCGGGTACTAACCGCTACTACAGAAGAGTTTCTGTCAAGAACCTCATGTGATTTAATTCACACAAACTCCAAGGGACCTTCGGGTCCCTTTTTTTATGCAATAAATAGACTGCATGGAATACAAATTCAAATATCATTGGGGTGGGGAAGATAATTGGTACACCAAAAGTAAGAGGTGGGCCAATAAACAAAAATTCCCATTCAATCATCTGGCATTAGGCATAATCGAATGGTTATGGGTAATGTGGGTTCATGGTAAAGTTGACATGGAGATGACCTCGATAGATAAGCAGGTCAATGAAATTATGGAACAATGGGAGGAAAATGAAAAATCCAAACCAGAAATCGTGGAAGAAGGAGTATTTGGAGAAGAAGGCTGGTCTATCGGCATTTCAAATCCAGTTGTTGAAAGAAGGTCCGAAGAGCCTGACACAGGCATGGGCTTTGAGCGCAATGAAGTATGATTACAATAGGTACTATGCCAAGAAATAACGTGAACAAAGATGAGATCAAATGTAGAGTCTTGAAACTCAAGGATGAACTCTACAGTGGATTGCAGTTTGGGAAAAATGGTGAGTGGCATGACGGTGCCCATGACGCCCTAAATAAAGTATTGGACATCTTACAAGAGTATAGATCGTGACTAGATCGGCCTTTACCCAACAAATCACAAACAGAAATTTTCTGTCTCCAGTTGGTTTTAAATTTACCCTGACAAAGGCACCTAAGGTAGCATTCTTTTGTCAGCAAGCTGGACTGCCAGAATTAAGTTTGGGTATTGCAAATCAACCCTCGTATCTCAAAGATGTTCCCGTTCCTGGTGACAAATTAGAGTATGGAGACTTGTCAATTACTTTTCTAGTAGATGAGAATCTAGAAAACTACATGTCTATCCATAACTGGTTATTGGGATTAGGTTTCCCAGAATCGGGTGATCAGTTTGAAGAATTAGTAAGTGATCCAAATGAGGTATCACGATACGGAAGAAATCAAGCTCAACCAGATTACAACCAACAGTACTCAGACGGTTCGCTAATCATACTCAGTAGTATGTTCAATCCGTTGCATACGGTGAGATTCAAAGATCTGTTCCCATATTCACTCACAGGTCTTGACTTTGACGCAACATCAACGGACACAGACTACTTTACAGCAACAGTAAGTTTCAAGTATACTTACTATACAATCACCGATATGTCTGGAAATAGACTAACGACTGATTTTGTAGATTAACCCTGATTTTTTACTTTATGATGAGTCTTGATGAAGTTCAAAAAATGTGGGAAAAGGATAGCGAGATAGACAAAGACGATCTTGCCAACGAAGCCCTCAGAACTCCAATGCTGCACTGTAAGTATTGGGATATATACAATACGACCACACTTCTCCGAGAGAAAGTTGTGGACGGATACAACAAAAAGAAATTAGAACGTTGGAATTATTACACTGGTAAAGCACATCCAGATGTATATGAAGAAGATCCATTCCCATACAAAGTAAGGGAAAAGGATGCAATCATCAGATATATTGAGGCTGATGACCAGTTGTCAAAAATATCTCTTAAGATCAAGTATTATGATACTCTTTTGAAATTCTTAGAAGAGATTATCAAATCACTCAACAACAGAGGATTTGCTATCAAAAATGCTATTGATTGGATGAGATTTCAAAATGGAATGTAAGAATGAGTCACTTAGTTATCGGAAAAAAGAATGAGGTATATCTCCGCGTTCAAGCGGAACCTCATATTTTTTACGAACTATCAGATCAGTTTACATTTGATGTTCCTGGGGCTAAATATATGCCTCAGTATAGAAACAAATGGTGGGATGGTAAGATCCGTTTGTTCAACATTCAGACTGGAGAAATATATGTTGGTCTGTTAGATAAACTAATTCGATTCTGCAAAGACCACGGATATACATACGAGTTCACAAAAAATAAGTTCTACGGCACTCCGTTTGAAGTCAATGAAATGATTTCAAAGGAGGGTGTTAAGGACTATATGAATTCTATTTGTTCTCACACGCCAAGAGAATATCAAGTCGATGGCGTTTACGATGCATTGAGACACAATAGAAGATTATTAATTTCACCCACGGCTTCTGGAAAGTCTCTGATGATCTATTCGATTGTCAGATATTTTGTTGAGCACCAGAAAGATATTTTAATTGTTGTTCCAACCACTTCCTTGGTTGAACAGATGTATAAAGACTTTGCCGACTATGGTTGGGAGGTTGGTTCCAATTGTCATAAAGTATATGGTGGCAGAGAAAGAACATCTGAAGCACAGGTTATTATAACAACTTGGCAATCAATTTACAAGCTTCCAAGAACTTACTTTGAAAGATTTGAAGTTGTTGTTGGAGATGAGGCTCACTTGTTTAAGAGCAAGTCACTGATAAGTATCATGTCCAAGTTATGTGACTGTAAGTATCGTTTTGGTTTTACTGGAACGCTCGATGGATCACAAACCCACAAATGGATTTTGGAAGGACTCTTTGGTCCTTCATATAAAACTATCAACACTAGTGAGTTGATTGAGAAGAAGAATCTTGCAGAGTTGGATATCAAAATTCTTTTACTCAAACATACTCCTCATCAGTTTGATTCCTATGAAGATGAAGTTCAATATATTATAGGTCATGAAAAGAGAAACAACTTCATCAAAAATTTAGCTCTTGACCTCAAAGGAAATACGTTGATTCTTTTCAATCGTGTTGAGGCTCATGGACAACCACTTTATGAATTAATAAATACCTCAGTGAAAGAACATCGAAAGGTGTTTTTCATTCACGGTGGAGTTGATACAGAAGATAGAGAACAAGTACGGACAATTACTGAATCGGAAAAAGATGCCATCATCGTGGCTTCTTATGGAACATTCTCCACTGGTATTAACATCAAAAACCTACACAACGTAATTTTTGCTTCGCCTTCCAAATCTAGGGTTAGAAACCTTCAATCAATCGGTAGAGTTCTTAGAAAAGGAAACAACAAAACAAGAGCAACACTTTATGACATCGCTGATGATGTCACCTTCGCCAAGAAAAGAAATTATACACTTAATCACTTGGTAGAAAGGATCAAGATCTATAACGAAGAGAAGTTTAATTATGACATCGTAAACATTAGCCTTAAGGATAAATGAACGATACAGAATTTTATGCAGTATTAAAACTAGTTTCTGGCGAAGAGATTTTCTCTCTAATCGACATTGATCTGGAGCCAGAGGATCCAATTATTATCTTACAAAATCCTGTAAAGATGAAGATCATCACAAAAGGTTTGATGGTCCAAACAAAGATTGAACCCTGGATGAGTCTTCCAGAAGATGATATTTACATGATCCGTCTTTCCAATGTCATCACAATGACTGAGATCAATCCTTTGGAAAATGACGATCTGATCGAATCTTACAATGAGTTCTTGCAAAGAGTTGCAAACTTAAAGTCACCTGACTGGTCATTTGAGTCTGAGATCACCAACAAGATGGGATCGCTCGGTACAGTTTCGGATGCTAGAGGTAAACTTGAGAAAGACTTTAAACTTCCTCCAGCCATTAAAGAAGCTTCTAATTGATCTCTGAACCTCCACAAAGGTTATTGTACAGGTATTACAGCACCTTGTCAAGCCCTGTAATTAATGTTATAATATCCTCAAGATAAGGGAGAGTATAAGTGCCCAAGAAAAGATCTGAACATTACGTCAATAATAAAGAACTTCTTGAGGCAATAATCGTCTACAAGAGTAAGGTTGCTAAGGCTAAAGAACTGGGTGAACCGAAACCCATCATCTCAAATTACTTGGGTGAGTGTTTCCTAAAGATTGCCACGCACCTATCGTACAAACCAAATTTCATCAACTATATGTTCAGGGATGATATGATCTCTGATGGAGTTGAGAACTGCGTTCAGTATATTAACAACTTTGATCCAGAGAAATCAAAGAATCCTTTCGCATACTTCACTCAAATTATTCACTTCGCTTTCTTGCGCCGCATTCAGAAAGAGAAGAAGCAACTTGATATCAAGAATAAAATGATCGAGAGAAACGGCTATGATGAAGTCATGGTTGTTGACAATAATGTGCTGTCAGGTAGTCATTCAGACTATAATACCATTAAAGATAATATTCAAACTAGACTCTCTCGATGAAAGTTGCTATTATAACTGACCAACATTTTGGTGCGAGAAAAGGAAACCAAAACCTTCACAGACATTTTCAGAGGTTTTATGAGCGAGTCTTTTTCCCAACTCTTAAAAGAGAGTCGGTTGATGCTGTCATCGATATGGGCGATACTTTCGATGCTCGCAAAGGTATTGATTTTTGGAGTCTCAACTGGGCTAAGAATAATTACTACGATATTCTTAGAGACCTTAAAATACCTGTACATACGATTGTTGGCAATCATACTGCCTTCTACAAAGACACTAACGACCTTAACTCAGTTAAATTACTCTTACGAGAGTATAGTAACGTCATCTGTTATGCTGACCCTACTGAAATAAAAATTGGGTCAATGAAATCATTGTTGGTTCCTTGGATCAATGATGAGAATAGAGAAAAGACCATGGATATGGTCAATACAACAAAAGCAGATGTGGTCTTTGGACACCTTGAGTTATCTGGATTTTATCCAAACAGAAACTACATGATGGAGCACGGTGATGATCCATCAATTTTTGAGAGGTTTAAGAAAGTTTTCTCTGGTCATTATCACCACAGGGGACATAAAGATAATATTCATTATCTTGGCAATCCTTATGAAATCTACTGGAATGATGTTGATGATCCTAGGGGGTTTCACATCATTGACACGGAAACTTTAGAAGTCGAACAAATCAATAATCCACACAATTTGTTTGAGATTCTTTATTATCGAGATGACTCTCCACAGATGTTTAACGCTACTCCGTTTAAGGATAAGCATGTTAAGTTGATCATTAAGGAAAAGTCTTCCGATGTAAAACTCGAACAGTTCATTGATAAGTTGTACATGGCTGGAGTTGCTGACTTAAAGGTCATGGAGAACTATAATGTACAAGAGTCTGAAGAGTTTACTGTCGAAGAGACTGAGAATACTATCTCAATTTTGAATCGATATGTTGATGACTGTGAACCCGAATTCGATATGGATAAGGGTAAATTGAAAAAAATTCTTACGGATGTTTACTCACTATCTTGCGAATTTGAATAATGTACATCTTGATTTATGGAGATAAAAACTCCGAAGGCGCATATGCCGTTCTTGATAAGGACGGTAACAAAGTGTTATTCTTCTTTGAAGAGGATGAAGATGCTGAAAGATATGCTATGATGTTAGAGTCTAATGAAGATGTTTCTTTAAGAGTTATCGAAGTTAATTTTGCTACAGCTGTTAAAACCTGTGCTGAAAATGGGTATCGCTATAGTGTGATAACCCCTGGCGATATTGTTATTCCTCCAAGAATCGAAGATTAGATTATGATCACGTTTGAGAAAATTCGCTGGAAAAATTTTCTTTCTACTGGCAACTATTGGACTGAGATAAACTTAAACGAGCACCCACACACCATCATTGTTGGTAAGAATGGGTCTGGTAAGTCTACCTTGTTGGATGCTCTATGTTTTGGGTTGTTCAACAAGCCATTCAGAAATATCAATAAACCACAACTAGCAAACAGTCAGAATGAAAAGGATTGCGTTGTTGAGGTTAACTTTAAGATTGGTAAAAAGAAGTATTTGGTAAGGCGTGGAATCAAACCAAACGTCTTTGATGTCCTTGTTAATGGCAAACCACTACATCGTGAGGCTGATGACAGGACAAATCAAAAACTTCTGGAGCAAAATATTCTCAAGTTAAACTACAAATCTTTCACTCAGATTGTTATTCTTGGTAGCAGTGGATTTGTTCCATTCATGCAACTCTCAACTTCTCATCGTAGAGAAGTTATTGAAGATCTTTTAGATATCAAGATCTTTTCGGCCATGAATATGATCATTAAGGATCGTATCCGTCAGGGAAGAGAAAAGGTAATCAGTCTTGACAATAAGAAAAATAATTTGGTTGATAAGGTAGAACTCCAATCAAAACTGATTGAAGAGATTACCAAAAACGGTCAGAAGATTATTGAAGAGAAACAACAAAAGATTAAAGACATTCTAGAAGAACGTGATAATCTTGAGGAAAATCTAAGTGCATTTAAAGTCAAACTTCGCGATTTAACGGCTGAGATTGAAAAAGTTTCTAATGCATCTAAGAGTGTCAGGAAACTACAAAACTTGAAGGCAAAGATTGATACTAAAAAAGAGAATTGTGTAAAGGATCATACATTTTTTAACGAAAATACGGTATGCCCTACCTGCATTCAAGAAATCGAAGAAGAAAATCGGTTAAATAGAATTGCGGAGCTCGATGCTTCTATAAACCAGCTGGTTGAGGGTCTCAGTGATCTTGAGAACAAAATACAAGAAGAAGAATCCAGAGAGAACCGTTTTGTCGAACTCTCAAAGGAGGCTACTTCTCTAACATATGAAATTTCTAACACCACAAATTTGGTTACTCAACTTGATAAATCCAGAAAAACTCTGGAATCTGAAATTCAAAGAGTTACCGATCAGGTCAAAAATAGAAATTCTGAGTATGACAAGCTAGAAAAGTACAAGGCAGAGTTAAGTTCTAGTTACGAAAACCTATCAGAGGAAAAGAACAATCTACAATACAACGACTTTGCATTCTCCCTCCTTAAGGACGGTGGTGTAAAACGCCAAATTGTTAAAAAGTATCTACCTCTGATTAATCAAAAGGTTAATAAGTACATCCGCATGATGGACTTCTTCATCAACTTTAATCTTGATGAAGAATTTAACGAAACGGTTCAATCACCGATTCATGAAAAGTTCTCATATGCTTCCTTCTCTGAGGGAGAAAAAATGAGAATTGACTTGGCTCTGCTCTTCACCTGGAGGGAAGTCGCTAAAGTTCGTAATAGCGTCAATACAAATCTTCTTATCATGGATGAAGTTTTTGACTCATCCCTTGATAGTAACGGAACTCAAGAGTTTTTGAAGATCGTTAGATATACCATCAAAGACGCTAACGTTTTCGTTATCTCTCACAATAGTGAATTGCATGATAAGTTTGCTGGACAAATTGCTTTTGAAAAGGTTGGATCTTTCTCTCGCCTAGTCAAGGAATAAATAGTCCGATGGAACAGTCATGTTATGTTATCAACTCAATACAGGATACGATTAGAATCGATTTGTAAGTGTATTGCGGCAGGAGAAGAAGTCAAACTTGATGATATGATTTGGGCAGAAAAACTTGGTAAAGCAAATACCAGTGCCCGAGAAATGCTAAAAAGGGCTAGACGCCAAGCGGCTAACCCCGATATGCAGGAAGGTGGTATGGATGATTTTATGAATAGGATGGGACTAGGTGACCCCGACCCATCCAACCATAGAACGGGGTTTGAATCTGCAGATGAAATTGTAGATTGGTTTAAACAAGATCGTAGTGATGACTGGAGGCAACGTGACTAAAAAAACTCATATCGACAGCAACGGTAACAGTTGGGAGTGGGAAGAAACTCCCGAAACAATCAAGGCCTTAGAGCGACTTCATGATGACATGAGGAAGGCAAAGGAACGTGAGTCAAATCTCCAAAGACCAAAACGGATCGTGGTGTAACAAAAAAGACATAAAAGTCAGGAAATTCTCACAAAACCTCATAGATATAGTAGAATTATGAGGTGGCGAAAATGACCCGAAAATCCTCCCCTTCGTCATATGTTCTTTGTTTCCTTGGAGGAACATATTATGCACAATTTAATTTCATTTAATCAACTTGCTTTTTGGCATACTAATGAACTGACTGAAAATCAAGATGAGTTAGTTAATGAATACTTTGAGTGCCTTACAGAATGTGATGATGATCAACAATCTTGTAGGAGAATTTGCAGGTCGATCCTTTCCTCCTAGTAGACAATCTTAAAACTGGTACACGGCCCGCCCTCTGTGGCGGGTTTTGTCGTATAATACGGTCATATTCAGGAAAGCGCCGTGTTCAACCACTCAGTAAAGGGACAACTCGCTAAACTGCTCGCTACTGAGGACCTTGTGGTTGAGCACAAGCAGTGCGACACCGCGTCCTTTGACGTTCATAATCGGGTTCTCACTCTGCCAATGTGGCAGAAAGCGTCTGAGTCTGTCTATGATATGCTTGTGGCTCATGAGGTTGGTCACGCTCTCTTCACACCAGATGAAGAAGTCTCCAAGCAGAGTGAGGTTCCTCACCAGTATGTCAATGTGACTGAGGATGCTCGTGTTGAGAAACTGATGAAGCGCCGCTTTGCTGGTCTTCCCAAGACCTTCTATCGTGGTTATAACGAACTGCATGATGACGACTTCTTTTCCATCGAAGATGAAGATGTCAACTTGATGGGTCTTGCTGATCGTATCAATCTCTACTTCAAGATTGGATCTTTCATCAACATTGACTTTACTGCCGAGGAGAAAGTCATTGTTGATATGGTTGATAAGGCAGAGACATTTCAAGATGCACTTGAGGCCGCTATCGCACTATGGAAATTTGGTAAGAAAGAACGAGAAGAGACTCCTACCAAAGAACAGAAGCAAGAGAGTCCTACTGATGGTCAGTCTGGGCAATCTAACCAGTCTTCTGAGAGTTTTGATGGTGGTGATGGTGACTCTTCGGAGAGTGGTGAGAGTGAAAGTGAAGAGAGCATTGACGAACAATCTGAGCAGCAAACTCAAGAGACTGGTGGTGAGAACGGTGGAGAAGTAAAAACTGCCGACTCTCTCAAGGATAAAGTTCAAAACCTCTCAGAAAAGTCCCAGTATTGGGGAGATCCTTTCTATTTCGAGATTCCTAAACTGAATCTTGATACTTTGGTTGTCAAAGCCTCTACCATTCACGAGTATCTTGATGGATATTGGAATCGAGAGATGGAGCATACTGGTCTTTCTTACAGTGATACCTTCTCTGAAGTTGACAAACAATTCGCTGCGTATAAAAAAGATGCTCAGCGAGAAGTCAACTATCTCGTGAAGGAATTTGAGATGAAGAAGTCTGCAAATCAGTACTCGCGTTCCGCATTTGCAAAGACAGGTGTGCTTGACACGTCTAAACTTCATACTTACAAGTACAGTGAAGATCTGTTTAAGAAGATCTCTGTTGTCCCCGATGGTAAGAATCATGGTCTAATCTTTGTTCTTGATTGGTCTGGATCGATGCATCGCCAGATGCTCCCCACTCTGAAGCAGTTGTTCAATTTGGTTTGGTTCTGCAAAAAAACCAATATTCCTTTTGAAGTTTATGCTTTTACTAATGAGTGGAATCACAGAGCTTGTGATCGAATGGATGATGGTAATGTTATCATCGAACACTGTGAGAAGAAAGATGGTTACATGACCATTCCTGACGGATTTTCTATGTTGAATATTCTGTCATCCACGACGAAGACCAAGGACTTTGACGTTCATATTCGCAATATGTTCCGTCTTGGTGTGGAGATGGAAGTTTACAATACCTACAAGTCAGTTCCATACAGTATTCCTTATCGTCTTAATTTGTCTGGAACTCCTTTGAATGAAGCGATTGCATCTCTTCATACAATTATCCCAGACTTCGTTAAGAAAACTAAAACCGAGAAGGTGCATTGTGTTATCTTGACTGATGGTGAATCCTGCAACTCAACTCGTCATGTGAATATCAAACGCACTTATGATGATGCTGAGTATGTTGGAACTCGCTCTATTGGGCAGAACGGATATCTCCGCTGCAGGAAGACTGGCAATAGCTATGCTGTTCCTAGTTCCTGGTGGCAGATCACTAACCTTCTTGTTCAGAATGTTCGTGATTGTTTCCCTGGCATGAATATGATTGGTATTCGTGTTCTTGAGAATCGCGACTTCCGCAGTTGGGTTCGCCGTATGGAAATCTCATCTCTTACTGAGAACGATATCACCAAGGTTTGGGTGAAGGAAAAGTCTATCAGTATTTCTTCTGTCCTTGGTTACAGTGAAATGATAGGTGTTTCTGGTAACTCCTTAGAATCTTCTAAAGAGTTTGATCCAGTGGAGAATGCAACCAAGGCTCAGATCCTTGCATCATTCAAAAAATCCTATGGCGGGAAGAAAACAAACAAGAAAATTCTCTCCAAATTCATATCAGTCATTGCCTGACCAGTCCCCAAACTGTCCTCTGCGCCCACCTAGGGCGCTTTTTTCATAGTATAATACCTACATACAAACAGAGGTTCCAATGCCCCGCCTGTCCACGATGTCTATTGTTGAGTCTTTGCGCGATCTGTATGGGAACAAAATCAGCACGGCTGACGTTCGTGCTTTCTGCGCTCAAAACGATATTAGTTATCCTACTGTTACCAAACACCTTGAGCAGTACAAGGTCAAGCGTGGCAAGTGGGACTTGACTGTCAGTGAGCGCCTTGAGCAAACCTATCAGGCACCATCCGCAATCCCTGTTACCGTTCGGGAACAACAGAACTTGATTCCAGAAAAAGATGACACCTTTATCCCGTTCGGGAACTTTTCTGATGTAAAGAAAATCATTCAGTCTCGTATTTTTTACCCCACCTTTATTACTGGTCTGTCTGGTAACGGTAAGACCTTTGGTGTTGAGCAAGCGTGTGCTTCCCTAAATAGGGAGTTGATTCGCGTCAATATCACAATTGAAACTGACGAGGATGATCTTGTTGGTGGGTTTCGTCTTGTTAATGGTGAAACTGTCTGGCATAATGGACCCGTCGTGGAGGCTCTTCAACGTGGAGCTGTGCTGCTTCTAGATGAAGTTGACCTTGCTTCTAACAAGATCCTGTGTCTACAATCTATCCTTGAGGGCAAGGGTGTCTTCCTGAAGAAGACTGGTGAGTATGTGAAACCTGTTGAAGGGTTCCAGATCTTTGCCACTGCCAATACCAAGGGTAAGGGTAGCGAAGACGGCCGCTTCATTGGTACAAACGTTCTGAACGAAGCGTTCCTTGAGCGTTTTGCCATTACTCTTGAGCAGGAGTATCCTACTCCCACCACTGAGGTTAAGATCCTTACTCGTCTTTGTGACGACACTAGTTTCTGTAAGAATCTTGCTGACTGGGCTCAACTGATCCGCAAGACCTTCTATGATGGTGGTGTCGATGAAGTGATCAGCACCCGCCGCCTGGTCCATATCATCCGTGCTTATGCCATCTTTGGAGACAAGATCAAAGCAATTCGCACCTGCCTGAATCGTTTTGATGATGACACTAAGCAAGCATTTGTTGACCTTTATGATAAGGTTGATGCAGATGTTGACCTTTTGAAGGAGGAGTGATAGAATGAATGCATGGAGTATGCTTTATGATGAACTGAACATGGACGAACAGTACACCGCTACTGGCGAGAAATGGGTTAGAGAAACTGGGGGTTATGAATGGACTCCCGAGGGTGGATATGGAGCAGAGCGTTATCCAGCCGCTCAGGAGATTAAACTCAGTGATCCAAGATCCATTTACAAATACGATGAGGATAAAGTCCTCCAAGAGATTCAGGATTACATTACCAATACCTATCGGGCCCACTATGCAAGTGGTGGAATCCAGACTCTTGATCTAATTGATTCATGTGGAGATGCTGCTGCCTTCTGTCGCAGTAACATTCTTAAATACGCATCCCGCTACGATAAGAAGGGATGTGCTAAAATGGATATCAAGAAGATTATCCATTACGCTGTTCTTCTTTACCACTTTACCAACAGGGACCAGATTACTGATGCACGAGGCTATGAAACTTTCTAAGACCACTTTTGACATTCTTGACAATTTCTCTGGTATCAATCAGTCGATTCATGTCAAGGAAGGTAACAAACTCCGCACCATCTCTGTGATGAAGAACATCCTTGCAGAGGCTGACGTTGACGAGGACTTCTCCAACGACTTCGCAATCTATGATCTCAGTCAGTTTCTGAATCTGGTTCGCGTTGTTCATGGTATTGAGGACAGTGAACTCAAGTTTGACAACGAAAAGTTTGTGACTATTTCTGATGGTCGCAACAAAACCAATTACTTCTTCGCGGATCCTTCCGTTATTATCTCTCCCCCAGATAAGAACCTTAGTCTTCCTACTGAAGATGTAAGTTTCCGCATTACTCAACATCAACTGACCAAACTGAAGCAGTCGGCTGCAATTTTGAATTTGCCTGACTTCTCGATTGTTGGTGACGGTGAGAAGGTCGTGGTCAAGATCCATGATCGAAAAACCGATAGTTCTAATGATTTCGGTTTCCCTGTCGGTGAAACTGATAAGAAGTTCTCCTTCAACTTCAAACTGGAGAATATCAAACTGATCAATGGTGACTATGATGTAATCATTAGTCGCAAACTTCTGTCGAAGTGGTCTACCTCATCTGGGGCCGTTCGTTACTACATTGCACTTGAACCCGACTTTGAGTTTGAAGAGTGAACATCTTTGTAACTGATCCATCTCCATATAAGTCTGCCATTGTGCTTCCTGACAAACATATTGTCAAGATGCCTTTGGAGACCTGTCAGATGCTTTCTATTATTGCATCTGACAAATGGGGTCATGGATTTGGAACTTTACCTAGAGTAGACGGAACTCCCTACAACACTGAAAAGGGAGCGTTTCGTAACCATCCATGTACAGTTTGGGCTGGTAGTTTTGTTCTAAATTGGCAGTGGTTAATTGCTCATGGTCTTGCTCTTTGCGAAGAGTATTCTAACAGGTATAGGAAAGTACATTCCTGTCTCAAGACTCTTGTTGTGGCAAAACAAATTTTCCCAACAGGTGATCCAACAGGACGTTCTGGAAAAGAACCCACCCCTTTTGCCCGTGCTATGCCAGTTGAGTGGAAAAATGATCAAAGCATCGACACTTTCACTGCATACAAAAAGTATATCGCGTCAAAACCCTGGGTTAAGGATAACTACCTCCGTATTCCAGAACGAAAACCTGACTGGATTTTATAATGAGACATATTCTTTTTACCTTGAAAGGTTGCTCTTATGGACTTTTGGATGATGAGGCTCACATCCGTAACGTATTAGTACATGCAGCACATCTGTGTAAAAGCACATTGTTGAATGTTTCTTCTCATAAGTTTGACCCTCAGGGTGTCACTGCTGTTGCTCTTCTTGCAGAATCGCATATCAGCATTCATACCTGGCCAGAAATCGGTATGGCAGTTTGTGACGTTTTTACCTGCGGGGAGCACACAGAACCCCGCGCTGGTGTAACATACATGTATGAAATGTTTGATGCCAATGACTTGGTATCGAACGAATTTGTCCGTCCTTTGGAATGATTGAAATGAGTGGTGATGAATTTCTCTGGGTTGAGAAGTATCGACCCAAGACTGTAGAAGATTGCATTCTTCCTGATGCAACTAAAGAAGTTTTCAAGGGATTTCTTTCTAAGGGAGAGATCCCTAACCTACTTTTGAGTGGCCCTCCTGGCATCGGTAAGACTACGATTGCTAAGGCACTCTGCAATCAACTTGGAGCAGATTATTATGTCATCAACGGATCCGATGAGGGTCGATTCCTCGATACTGTCCGAAACAATGCGAAGAACTTCGCTTCGACCGTCTCACTTACGTCGTCTGCTCGACACAAAGTCATCATCATTGATGAGGCAGATAACACAACCAACGACGTACAACTCCTCCTACGGGCGTCTATTGAGGAGTTTAGTAAAAACTGTAGATTCATCTTCACCTGTAACTTCAAGAATCGCATCATTGAACCCCTCCACTCGCGATGTGCCGTTGTTGAGTTTGGAGTCAAAGGCAAAGAGAAAGCCCAGTTGGCAGGATCCTTCTTCAAGCGTCTACAGGACATCTTGGATGCGGAGGGCGTCGGATTCGATCAAAGAGTACTTGCTGAACTTGTCCAAAAACACTTCCCAGACTGGAGGAGAGTCCTAAATGAGTGTCAACGATACGCGAGTGTTGGAAAAATTGACTCTGGCATCCTCGCGTCCTTCTCGGATGCGTCCGTTGATGACCTTATTAAGAAACTCGCTAGTAAAGACTTTACTGCTGTTCGCAAGTGGGTTGTGTCTAATCTTGATAATGATCCAGGCCCTCTTCTTCGCCGTGTTTGGGATGGCCTTAGTACCAGTGTTGATGGTCCTAGTCTTGCTGCAGCAGTTCTTATTATTGCAAAGTACCAGTATCAAATGGCTTTCGCGGCAGATCAGGAAATTAATATCCTCGCTGCGCTGACTGAGATCATGTGTGAGTGTGAGTTTAAGTGATGAAGTTGACTCCAGAAGATGCTGTATGGGCTGCAGACCAGTTCATCGCATACTTCCAAGACATTGACCAGATTGAGAATTACTTCCGTTCTGTAAAGATGGATAGGGTGAGTAATATCACCCCTACTCTTTTTGATGAGAAACTGGAGGATGCTTTCTTTTCAGACTTCTCTATGTCTCCAGAGGACATGGACTTTCAGATTATTCCAGTTGGTACTGGTGGTCTGGATAATGATTACTTCTCCGAACTCTTGGGTGTTGTGGCCTCTCACGTCATTGAGGACAGCATCCCTGGTAGGGAACTGAAGTGGGTCGTGATGGAGAAGAATACTGGTAAGTTTGTGGGATTTATCCGCTTTGGATCCCCCACGATCAACTCTAAACCAAGGAACATTTATCTTGGTGGAGCACCAGACCTTGAGATCTTCAACCGCCATGCTTGCATGGGGTTCATCATCGTACCCACTCAGCCCTTCGGATTCAACTATCTGGGTGGTAAACTTCTGGCGCTCATGTGTGCCTCTCATTTCGCCCGTGAAGCGGTCTCTAGTCGATTCCAGAAGGATATCTGCTGGTTTGAAACAACGTCGCTCTACGGGACTGCTAAGGGGGTCTCACAGTACGATGGACTCAAACCCTTCCTCAGGCACATTGGAGACACTGTTTCTGACTTTACACCACTTATGCATGACACCGAATTTCATCGGATGCATAAATATTTCATAGTCAGGAATAACAACAAGAAACTGACGCTTGATACAGCATCCAGTAAAAAGCTGAAGCGTCAGAATCGAATGGTTTCCATCATCAAGAATAGTCTTGAGGACACTGAGAAGTTAAAGACGTTCTCTGAAGTGATGGATCGTGCTAAGACACTTACTCAGCAGAAGAGATTCTATATCTGCGACTACGGATATTCAAATGTTAGGGAAATACTGTCGGGCAAAGAGACAGTTCCTGTAAAGGGCCCTAGATACGATGATTACAAACTCGATAACTTGATCGCTATCTGGAAGAAGAAAGCAACCAAGCGATATAACAAGTTGGTCAGTGAGGGAAGACTCCGAACTGAACCAGAGATCTGGACAAAAGGTGCTGACATTGACATCATCCGATGAAGTGTGAAGTAACTCTATTCAAAGCGGGAACAGTTTTCAAAGAAACAGTAATCGCCCGCGATTATCAAGATGCTAGACAAGTGGCATTAGCACGAAACCCTGGCGCACAAGTAGTTGGCGTTACGGCAGTTTTCAAATGAATGTTTATTACCACCCAAAACCAAATCAAACTAAAAGACCTGTGAGGAGAAGAAAACGTATATGGAGAGTCTGGGCAAAAGCACTAGGGGAGAAGCAGGGAAGTGACAACCGAGAAGCGGACACAGTGGCTTGCATACGGAGTCTTATATTCCTTTCTTATCTTGTCACTAATTGTTTCATTATTAGCGGAGTGATTCGACATTGGAACTGAAAGACTGGTTAAACTCGATCAACTTGAACAAGCAGGATCTGACTGAGGAGGATCCTGAGGCTATTAAGAAGTATGCACCATTCATCATCAACAAATGTATGGGTGGCCACATGGATACTGTCATGCTTGCCAATGAGATGAATATCAGTCATGGCCTGGATAAGTACCTACAGTATAAGTTTTATCTAAATATTGTGAGAAAGAGAAAAAGATTCTCACCCTGGTTAAAAAAAGATAAGATCAAAGACCTCGAACTCGTCAAAAAATACTATAACTACAGTAATAGTAAGGCCGAACAGGCACTGAAAATCTTAACTAAAGACCAACTTGAATACATTAGATTGAAATTTGATACTGGAGGAGTAAAATAATGTCCGTTGTGACTGAGCCCGAATACCTCTGGGCACCTGATAAGATGGTTGAAGTTTTTTTGAATGAACCCGATGATTTCTTGAAGGTCAGAGAAACACTAACCAGAATTGGAGTAGCATCTCGCAAAGAGAAAAAACTATATCAGTCTTGTCACATCCTGCACAAGCAAGGCAGATATTTCATTGTTCACTTTAAAGAACTCTTTGCCCTTGATGGTAAGAAAGCAAATCTTACAATCAACGATGTTCAGCGTAGAAACAGAATTACTCAACTCCTGGTTGACTGGGGGCTTGTAACTGTAAAGACTGTTGATAGTATTAGAGACATTGCTCCTCTCAATCAAATCAAAGTTTTGTCATTTAAAGATAAGCACGAGTGGAACTTAGAGACCAAGTATAATATTGGTAAAAAGACTAGTGTTGCTGAATAAATAGTTTCGTGCTTTTCGTGCGGCACACTCTACAATCGGAACACCCTATAAAGAGGTTCGGTTATTGCCGTTCCTCTTTTTTTGTTTTTGTAGTATAAATATGATTGGATGCCGAAAGGGTCCACACAATACAAACTCGCTTTTAAAGGAGCTACAATAATGAACATTCAGAGGTATTCTGCTGCGGATCTTCCTGCCTTGATGGATAAGATCACTAAGCACAGTATTGGCATGGACGAATACTTTGATCGTCTGTTTGCCCTTCATGAAACTACATCAAATTATCCCCCATATAACCTTGTTCAGGTAAATAATGTTGAATCACATCTAGAAATTGCATTAGCTGGATTTAAGAAGAAGGAGGTCTATGTTTTCACAGAGCATGGAAAACTTTTTGTCGAAGGACAAAAAGAGGATACAGAGTCGGAGAAAACCTTTGTCCACAAGGGACTGGCTCAAAGAAGTTTTAAACGAGTCTGGACTTTATCCGACGACACAGAAATCAGGGAAGTCACATTTGAAGACGGACTTCTACGGATCGTACTTGGGAAAATAGTCCCAGAGCATCATCAACGTAAAGATTGGTTCTAAATAGAACTGAATATCGTCGGCGCTACGCTGTACGAGGAGGTAACTGGCCAAATCCAGTTGACACCTCCTCTTTTTATTGATACAATATTATGACGGAGATCATAAATTAATGACAGTACAAGTTGCTCGTTTGAAGTCTGGCGAAGATGTAATCGCAGACGTTAAAGAAATTAGGAACAAGGAAGGAAATCCTGTTGCTTATTTGTTTGGTAATCCAAGAAGTCTTTGTTTGACTAGGGATAGTGAAATTCAATTCCTTACCGAAGAGGATGTAAACGCTGGTGAGTCTGATTCCGTAAGAGTGGTGTTCAGTCCGTTCATGCCACTGTCTAAAGACACGGAATCTTTGATTCCTTTCGATTGGGTTGTCACTATTGCTAACCCTCTTGATGAAGTTATTGAAATGTATGAGGAAAATCTAAATGGCGCTCCAAGTTCTATTGCTAAAAAATGAAACTGTCCTCATCGCTGATGTTGAGGAAGTTGGTTCTGAGATTGGTGAACCTGATTGCAAACTAACCAATCCGTACAAGGTTGATGGGGATATGAGTTTGACACCATGGCCTCCTTTCACCGACCAAAATGTCATCATGATGTCTTCGGATTCTATCTTGACTATTGTCCAACCTAGTGTTAAACTGGAGGGAGTCTATAGCGCCGAGGTTCAATGAGGTTTTACACCAACATCCAGATGGTCGGAAACCAGTTTCTCGTTCGCGGTTATGAAAACGGTGAAAGGTTTGAGTTCCGTGATCAGTCTGGATGGAAACCAACCCTCTTTGTTCCCTCAAAGAAGAAGTCTTTTTACAAGACTCTGGATGGTGAATATGTTGAACCAATTAAACCTGGCAACGTAAAAGAGTGCAGAGAATTCATTTCCAAATATGATGGGGTTGATGGATTCTCTGTATATGGTAATGAGAAGTTTATATTCCAATATATCTCTGAGAAGTATCCAGAAGATGAGATCAAATTTGATCTGAGTAAAATTCTTCTATACACTCTTGATATTGAAACCACATCAGAGAATGGATTCCCAGACGTTGAGTCGGCCTCGGAAGAAATTCTTCTAATCACAATCCAAGACTACACCACCAAGGAGATTACTACTTGGGGTGTTGGACCGTTTAAACTGAAAGAAGAGAAAGTAAGATACATTCAGTTTAACAATGAAAGAGATCTACTCAATGATTTTATTCATTGGTGGATGGAACATGCTCCAGACGTTATTACTGGGTGGAACATTCAGATGTTCGACATCCCGTATATTGCTCGCCGTTTGGAGAGAGTTCTTGGTGAAAAACTTGCCAAGAGACTGTCTCCTTGGGGTCTTTTGACTGAGAAAGAAATCTATATCAAAGGTCGCCGCCAGATTGCATATGATATTGGTGGTGTATCTCAGTTAGATTATCTTGATCTCTACAAGAAGTTCACTTATAAGGCACAGGAATCTTATCGCCTTGACTACATTGCTCAGGTTGAACTTGGGCAGCAAAAACTAGACCACTCTGAGTTTGAAACCTTTAAGGATTTTTACACTAAGGGGTGGCAAAAGTTTGTAGAATACAATATAATAGACGTGAAACTTGTTGACCGTTTGGAAGACAAGATGAAACTGATCGAACTGTGTTTGACTATGGCTTATGACGCCAAAGTTAACTATACAGACATTTTCTATCAGGTTCGTACATGGGACGCGATCATTTACAATTATCTTAAAAAGAAGAATATCGTAATCCCACCAAAATTGCGTCAATCAAAGAGCGAGAAATATGCGGGAGCATACGTTAAGGAACCGATTCCTGGGGTATATGATTGGGTGGTTAGCTTTGACCTTAATTCCCTGTACCCTCATCTTATCATGCAATATAATATCTCACCAGAAACGCTCATTGACGAACGGCATCCCACTGCATCTGTTGAAAGGATCCTCAATCAGGAACTGACTTTTGAGATGTATAAAGATAATGCAGTTTGTGCAAACGGTGCAATGTATCGTAAGGACAAGCGCGGATTCCTTCCCGAGTTGATGGAAAGCATGTATCAGGATCGTGTGATCTTTAAAAAGAAAATGCTAGCCGCCAAGCAGGAATATGAAAAGACTAAGAATCCTGAACTTGTTAAGGAGATTGCCAGATGTAATAACATTCAAATGGCTAAGAAGATCTCTCTTAATAGTGCTTATGGCGCTATCGGTAACGAGTACTTTAGATATTACAAACTCGCAAACGCAGAGGCGATTACACTCTCTGGTCAAGTCTCTATCCGCTGGATTGAGACAAAAATGAATGCTCATCTTAACAAAATTCTGAAGACAAAAGATGTTGACTACGTTATTGCCTCAGATACTGACAGTATCTATCTTAATTTGGGTCCTTTGGTTGATCTTGTATACAAAGGACGAGAGAAGGACAATGAAGCTATTGTTGCGTTCCTTGACAAGGTGTGTTCTATGGAATTTGAACCTTTTATCGAAAATTCTTATCAGACCCTTGCAACGTATGTCAACGCCTATGACCAAAAGATGCAAATGAAGCGTGAGAATATCGCTAACAAAGGCATTTGGACTGCCAAGAAGCGGTACATTCTCAACGTTTGGAACAGTGAAGGTGTGCAGTATGCAGAGCCCAAACTGAAAATCATGGGTATTGAGGCAATCAAATCATCTACTCCTGCTCCTTGCAGGAAGATGTTGAAAGATGCTCTCAAGATTATGATGAATGGTACTGAAGAACAAGTACAAGACTACATCGTAGAGTGTAATAAAAAATTCAGAAAGTGTTCTCCTGAGGAAGTATCTTTCCCAAGGTCTGTAAGTGATATAACTAAGTATAAATCATCCTCTGACATTTATACGAAGGGAACACCCATTCACTGCAGAGGAGCACTCTTGTTCAATCACTACTTGCGAGACAAGAAACTTACAAATAAGTACTCTCTTATCCAAGACGGTGAAAAAATCAAGTTCTGTTATTTAAAGATACCAAATCCAATCCATGAAAATGTGATTTCATTCATCCAAGATTTTCCAAAAGAACTTGGTCTAACTCAATACATTGATTATGACCTACAATTTGAGAAGTCTTTTATTGAACCAATGAGAGTTATTATGGAAAGCATTGGTTGGAGTGTGGAAAAGAGAAATACCTTGGAGGACTTCTTCTCATGACCAATTTACCATTCTCGCCAGATTCTTTACCTCCAGAAAAGCGAGAAAAATGGAATAGAGGCCTTGATTTGTTCATCGAATCTGTTTTAAAACCCGACTATGAACTGAGGATGGATGCACATGATCAAGAGTGTCTTGATCAACTGCTACAAATCCGTGAACATGTGTTAGAATACCTGAAGGAGTTAAGATTATTATGAGTTTTATTGCTGACCTGGCTAAGGAGATCAAAAGTGACTTCACTCAGATCGCGTCTGAAATCGATGATCGCCAAGAGTATATTGATAGTGGTTGTTATATCCTCAATGCTCTCCTTTGTGGTAGCGTTTTCGGTGGCGTATCATCTAACAAAATCACTGCAATTGCAGGTGAGTCCAGTACTGGTAAAACCTTCTTCTCCCTTGCAGTAGTTCAGAATTTTCTGAACGAAAATCCAGAGGGAGGAGTTATTTACTTTGATACTGAGTCTGCAATTACTAAGCATTTGCTGACAGAGAGGAACATTGACACCAGTCGTTGCATTGTTGCTAACGTAGTTACCGTTGAGGAGTTTAGATCTCAGGCTCTCAAGATTGTCGATAAATATCTGAAAACTCCAGCAGAAGATCGCAAACCTCTGATGTTTGTGTTAGACTCTCTGGGTATGCTTTCTACTGAGAAAGAGATCACTGACGCTCTAAATGACAAACAAGTTCGGGACATGACTAAATCCCAACTGATTAAGGGCGCTTTTAGAATGCTGACTCTAAAACTGGGTCAAGCAAACATTCCAATGCTTGTTACCAACCATACCTATGATGTCATCGGAGCTTATGTACCAACTAAAGAAATGGGCGGAGGCAGTGGACTCAAGTACGCAGCGTCTACGATCATCTATCTCAGCAAGAAAAAAGAAAAGGATGGAACAGAAGTGGTCGGCAATCTTATCAAAGCTAAGACTGCTAAGTCGCGTCTGAGTAAGGAGAACAAAGATGTTACGGTACGTCTTTATTACGATGAGCGTGGTCTTGATCGTTATTACGGTCTTCTTGAACTCGGTGAAATCGGCGGTCTCTGGAAGAATGTCGCAGGACGCTATGAAATTGACGGCAAGAAACTATACGCAAAGGCAATTCTAGCCGATCCTGAAACTTATTTCACTGACGATATTATGGAGAAACTTGATGAAATTGCGAGACGAGAGTTTACTTACGGATCATCTTCATAAGTTTATTGTAACCTACGATGATGCTTTAGAATCTGGTGTATGTGATCAACTTATCACTCTGTTTGATCAACAAACACCAGAGTTTATTAATAACCAACAGAAACCTCAATTTTCTCAGTGGAATTTTACCGCTGAGTTGCAGAAAGATGAGGGACTACATAGGCATCTTGTAAAGACAGCGATGAAATATCGCGATGAATACTATGAAGCAATGTGTTCTGACTGTTTTCCAGAGAAGCATCAGTGGGAACAGTTCAGAATTAAGAAATATAGGGCTGGAAGTGATGACCAGTTCAAGACTCATGTTGATGTTGGTGACTATGAATCGGCCCGTAGATACTTGGCAATGTTCTGGTATCTAAATGATGTTGAGGAAGGTGGAGAGACTGAATTTCTTCACAAAAAAATTGTACCAACAAAGGGAACTCTTGTGATGTTTCCACCATTCTGGTGTTTTCCACACAAGGCATTGCCTTGTATTAGTTCTGACAAGTACATTTTGACGACATACCTACATTATAAATGATTAGCATCGAGAATTCCATTCTTAAAAATCTCATCACCAATGAGGACTACACACGCAAGGTGTTACCCTTCATCAAGGATGACTATTTTGAAGACAGCAATCAAAAGGTTGTATTTCAGGAGTGTAGGGACTTCATCACTAAGTATGATTCTCGTATCTCTTATGAGGCTTTGTCAATTGAAGTGCAGAACCGCACTGATTTGACTGAGACTGATTACACTGAGATCTCTCAACTTATTGATAGACTTCGGTGTGATGAAGAAGATCAACAGATGAATTGGTTGCTTGATACTACTGAGAAGTGGTGTCGAGATCGTGCCATTTATTTGGCATTGATGGACTCTATTTACATTGCCGATGGTAAGGATTCAAAGAGGGACAGGGGTGCTATCCCAACCATCCTCCAAGAAGCCCTTGCAGTTTCATTTGACAATCATATTGGACATGATTACCTTAATGACTATGAGGCACGGTATGAAACTTACCACCGCAAAGAAGACAAGATCCCGTTTGACCTTGATTACTTTAACAAGATTACGAAAGGCGGTCTTCCTAACAAGACTCTTAATGTCGCTCTTGCTGGGACAGGTGTTGGTAAGTCTCTTTTCATGTGTCATATGGCTAGCGCCTGTCTGCTTAACGGACGTAATGTCCTTTACATTACAATGGAGATGGCAGAAGAGAAAATTGCTGAACGTATTGACGCAAACCTCTTGGATGTAAACATTCAGGACATCGTAGATATTCCTCAGAGCATCTTTGAACGCAAGGTCAATAAAATTGTTTCTAAGACTCATGGAAATCTTATAATTAAAGAGTACCCAACGGCATCTGCACATGTTGGACATTTCCGCGCTCTCCTTAATGAGCTCGCTCTTAAGAAATCATTTCGTCCTGACATTATTTTCATTGATTACCTTAATATATGTGCTTCCTCTAGGTATAGCAAGGTGGGCAATGTCAATTCATATAGCTATATTAAGGCGATTGCAGAGGAACTTCGAGGGTTGGCTGTTGAAGCAAACGTCCCTATCGTATCTGCCACGCAGACCACTCGCTCTGGTTATAGCAGCAGTGATGTTGACATTACTGACACTAGTGAATCCTTTGGCCTCCCTGCTACTGCTGATCTTATGTTTGCCCTTATTAGCACCGAGGAGTTGGAGGGTCTAGGTCAGATCATGGTGAAGCAGTTAAAGAATAGATATAATGATCTCTCTGTTAATAAGAGATTTATCGTTGGTGTTGACAGGGCAAAGATGCGTCTCTATGATTGTGATCAGTCCGAAGGTGGATCATTAATTGATGCTGGAGACGAAGAAATTACCACATCAATTAATGATAAAAAATCTAAATTTGCAAGTCTTAATTTCTCATGAAAAAATTAGCATTATCTCTGGTACTTCTTCTGTTCCCCTTTGCATCTGAAGCGAAACCAACAAAGGGATGGTACACCATGGATGCCATGGGTTGCATGATTGTGCGGGAGTGTAGGGATAATGTTGATAAAGTGAGCAGTATTAAAGATCTTGAAAGAGACTATCCTAATACTGATTATAGTTTAGTTTCTGGAGAGTTTGATTCTATGATCGCTTCTCTTCAGCGAGTTAATGTAAATGTATTTTTGGCTGACGAAAAGTATTTTCCCCCTGGTCACCGTGGTGTTTATCATACTGTTGGTAACAACTTTTTCTTGAATCGACGATTCATGCATCGTCCATCTGTTCTAATGACGGTTATGCGTCACGAAGGGTGGCACGCTGCACAGGATTGTATGGCAGGGACTATCAAAAATAGTTTGATTGCTCTGATTCATCCAGAGGAAATGGTGCCACCTATCTGGCGTGATATTGTGGAGAAGACTTATCCTAAGTCCGCCGTGCCATTTGAAGCGGAAGCAAAGTGGGCTGGTAAAACTGCTAACATGACAGCAGATGCACTCAATGCTTGTGCTGCTGGGGAAATGTGGAAGGTTTACAAACCAACTCCACTGACTGAAAAGTGGTTGCGAGAAGAAGGATACATTGACAACTGATCAAAATCGTGATAGTATAGTCCTGAACTAATTAAACGAAATGGCAGACTTTACTAAGTACACTGAATTTGTCAATCAAGTAACCAGTTCTCCTTCTAAGAAGTATGATGACTTCGGTCAACGCCTTGATCAACTCAATGAACAGGGTGCTCCTATTGAACGTCTTCTGACTGCATCTGTTGGCATCAGTGCAGAGGGTGGTGAGTTCATGGAGATTGTCAAGAAGATTATTTTCCAAGGTAAACCTTGGGATCAGGACAATATTGATCACCTGAAGATTGAACTTGGTGATGTGATGTGGTATGTTGCTCAGGCTTGCATGGCACTTGATGTTTCTATGGAAGAAGTTCTGAACACAAATATTGCTAAACTCGCCAAGCGTTACCCTGAAGGTACGTTTGACGAGTATTATTCTGAAAACCGTGCTGCTGGAGACCGATGAGCAAAGTTACTGTAAAAATGGATGTTCGCTCTGCGGCTGTAGTTCGTCAAGTCCTGTTTGAATCTCAGAAAGGTTATGGTCTAGAGTATGTACCCGAACGAATTTTAGATATTCGTTCTGTTATTGAAGACATCGATGCATCTATTTCTG